TGTCCAGATTATCTACAATAATGAACTGATTCGTGGCTTCTTTGGGTTTAATCCCTTGAGATAGATTATATGCAGTTTGCATATGCTCAGCCCACTGTCGCATATAATTTGGATTATGCTCAATATAGCCAGGAGCAGTAATTGGAACTACAGGAATAGAACCCATTTTCTGAACTGTGCCAGCAAATTTCATGATACCCTTGATCCCAGTGAGCCAACTATGAGCCGATTCACCTACTGCAATAATAACATCAGTATCTGGAATATGATCCCCCACATTAATTATAGCAACACAGTCAGGATCAAGCTGACACACCTGATACAGAACCTTCTCTAAAAGATTGTAACTTTTACTGCCCAGCTGAAGAGCCTTTTCTTTTATTATTAAGATCTTACCCGGCATACTCCTTCAGTTAAATAAATTTTTGTTAATGGAAGTTCTCTTTTGATGAATTGGATGATAGCCTCAACATCTTTAGTATTAGCCTGATCCTGGATAAGCTTCTGCAGCTCTTCAAAGGTCATTGGTTCTCCCTCTTCCTCATACTTTTTAGCCAGTCTTTCAATTTTAGTCATATCCACACCCTTAAAATCACATTGATCAAGAAACGGAAAATGCTCAACTTCGAAGGCTTTTTTCTTAGATTTAACGGCCTCAGAAAATAAAATACCACATAAAATTTCATCACTACAAATATTGCATTCAGATGCTCTTGCATCCCACTCTTTTCTAAAACAATCTGTTTGCTCCGAACAAACAATAGTGTTTGATATTATTGGGGCTAATAAATCTACTTTTGTTTCTTTGTTATGCTGCTTTTTCATTTTGATTGTTTTTATATTTCCAAATAAATCCTCTGGTAGTTTTACGCACACCCCGAAGACACCTATAAATTTGTGTATTATATATTAATAATTTTTCTGATGCATGTGCAACAGAATTCCATTCCCTAATAAAATTCATGCTTAAATCGTACTGAAGAATGGGTTTTCTAATTTTATCTACTCTCTTTTTTATAGTCTCTTCAGATTGTTTAATTCCTTTATGTGACTCACTTTGCATAAACAAGGTTTCGAGAGTTGGGTGTTTACCATAATGCCCATTATTAATACCACCCTGAGTTAATCTTAATTTTGCTTTAGTTTGTTCTGTTATGGGGGGTCTTCTTTTACCAGAATCAGACATTTTCTTTCTACTTTCATTAGATCTTTTCATTCCTAATTGACTCCCAGCCACCCGAGCAATATTAAAATAAGAATTTAAAGTATCAATATAATACTGTTCCCGTTGAATTAAATTTTCTGGTAAACAAGGTTCTATAATAGAAAAAACTAAATCTGATTCACCATACTTATTAAAATGATTCTGAAGTTTAGAAGAATGATGTTTATCCTTTCTTAGTTCTGTTAAATGCTTCCACCATCTATTATCTAACCACACAGCAGATCCTATATAAACTCGTTCAGGATGACTTATACTTTCAATCCTGTATATCCCGGATACTTTCATTTCTTTCTTACTTTATACACATATTTCTTTTTATATTCTTCTGTAGTAATGACATTTGGTTTTGCCCCAGCATTAAGGGCTTCCCATGCCTCTCTTTCCATAATCAAAGTAGCAGTATGATCTTTACCTATCCCAATACAAATTTCAACGGTATCCGTAAAATACTCAATTTTATACCCCGGATTATTTACCGAAATATGAGCCTTAGGAGAAATTTTAATTTCTTTTCCTAACCGAGCAAAAAAATTCACCAGCTGCACAGTAACACATTTTGTTGTTGGTTCCATATTTTTACAAATTAAATGATTAATATGCAAATATACAACTTAATTTTCAATTAATCACTATATTTTTCATATTCCTCAAATCTTTTTTATCAAAATCCAGTATAACTGGTAAATTCTCATCTTGATACACCTTTAACCTCTTCAGACTGTGGGATTGGCAAAATTTTCCGATATCCATAAAGTCATGAAACTCAACCGATTCCTTAGATTCATGAAGCCTTTCTCCTCTACCCATCCACTGCTTAACAGAAATTTTAGACATCATTCCTTCGGCAAAAATTATTACCTTTATCCTAGGAAGATTTATTCCCTCACGTAAAGTTCCGGTACTAATCAAACAATCTATCTCACCGTTACGAAAGGCATCTACCTTAGAAATTATATTTTTGTCTTTTGAATGAGTAAGCTCAACACTGATTCCCATCTGCCTAAACTGCTCTTGAATAAACACCCCATGTTGGGTTTTAGCTACTGAGATAAGCACCGGAAATTTCTCTTTTATTATCTTAGCCATAATGCTCACACGCTCTACTGACTCATGAATAAGATATTTAATATGTTCGTCATAAGTCATTAAAGGCTGCCGAAGAATAGTATTTACCAGATGCATATAAACAGTTACTGGCGCACTGATTCCTTTGTCCATCATCTCCCGCTTAGAAACTGTTTTAAGTCGCGGTCCGAAAAGCCCAACAATAATCATTCGAGAAATTGTATCATTACTGTCAAAAGATGTCCCTGATGTACCAATCCTTACCGAAGCTGGACAATACACCAAAGTACTGCTATACATTTTGCTACCCCCAGCATGAACCTCATCACAGGCTAAAATAGTAAATTGACTTAAATCTTTCTTGGTATTAGGATCATCTATCCTACTGGAAAGAGTTTGAATCATGGCTAGCGTTACGCGGTTGCCTATGAAATATTTTTGATCATTTATCTGACCTATTTCACCAAATACCTGAGTAAAGAACTCCAGTAGCTCACGATAAATCGCTTTGCGGTGTATAACCACCAACATTTTTTGGTTCCCCTCTATATTTAAACAAAGTCCTGCTATAACTGCACTCTTGCCTGAATTTGTGCTTCCGTCCACAATTCCCCTGAAAAATGGGATCTTTTGATCCCTGAACACTATCTCATGATTCAGGCTTTCTATCATCTCTTTCTGATGGATGTACCCGTCATTAATGGTTATTGGACCTATTTTTGTTAGGAATTCCCGACAAAAACTCGGTAGTTGTCCGCGCTCATCTATAATCTCTACATCGAGATCTGAATATGTTTCCTCAATATACTTCAGTAACACTGGAAGGAAGCCAGTTGCAAACTTACCGCCTGGAGTCAGAAAGTATTTTTTTCCGTCCCAATGCCAGCGTAGTTTCTTGTTAGCAAAGAACGAACCCGGCACTTCAACTGACATGTACTCCCTCAAGTGCTGCATGAGGTCTGGGTCAATGAGAAAATCTTTCCCACCCACTAACACCCGGCACATTACATTTTCAATTATCAACTTCATTCTGTGATATATTGATATTCAGTATATCCAATAGCTAAAAGAGCCGATACCCACCTATTGAACGCATGAATATTCATCTCTTTTCTATAAGCCATCAATTCATGGAAATCTTTAAACTTTATGATTTTCTCAAAATCAGGGTAATCCAAGGCATTATGACAATCCATACACCTGAGTTTAAAATTATTAGGGTCAGCTTCTAACTGAGGAAACTGTTTTACAGATAGGTTATGTGAATGGCCACCATCCGGATTATTGCAACCGCAGCTCACACAAAATAAGTACCCAAACTCATCCAACATCCGCTGGTCCTGCTCCTTAGCTGCTTGAGTGTAGCCTCGCTTCTCTTGTGCGCGCCTCTTGCTGAGTGGCTTTAATCGGGATTGTTTTTTCATTTTTAACCTTGTTAAAGTAAATCTGTTCTTCAGTAGTAGGGTTTTCTTTTTTAACCTTGGCCATATAAGTTTTATAAATCAAACGGGCATTTTCCCCATATAATTGCGTAAAAGCCGGAACGCTATTTAAGTAACTCCATTTCTCAAATTGAGCATACACCCAATCATAGTAATCCGCATTACAGTAATCAGCCTCTTCCCTAACATGAATGAAATGAACCCTCTGGGCATCGTTCTCTAATTCTATACTGGTTTTGAAGTAAGTTTTCACTGCAGTCGCCCACGCGAGGATAACCTGGTCCGTTTTATCCGGAAATGGATCGTTCTCGATTAAGGTTTTAGCCTGATAATACTCAACAATCTTTAAAGCTGTACCCTTAAGCCTGTAAATACCAAACTTATTCCCAAGTAATTTAACTCCTAATTCAACATAAAGTTTAAACCCTTCTTCGTATCCCTTATTAAACATTTCAGAAAATTCCTTAGCTTGGAAACATACTTCCTTGAGTGTAAGAAATTGAGGACTATTCTTTCCTATACTCATTACTTTTATATTATTTGCAACCATCACCCCCATATAAATTCTATTAAATTGGTTCAATAACTGGGTATCAGATTCTACAGCGCGATCGGATTTTTTCTTTTCCCTGCTCTTTGTAGTTACAAATACCCGGTTCCTGATAGAAAATTTTTGCGCTTTTGCCATCAGTGCTGGAATAATTTTGACATCCGCGCCTATCTCTGTCAAGATACTGGAAAGATTTGTCCGGGTGATATGTATCGCGGGATCTCTCATAATAATGGTAATTTATTATACTTTTTCATCTCCATGTAGAGAAACTTTTGGTCCATAAAAGGAGTATTTTGCTCAAGATTAAGGATATTTTCCCTACCAATAGAATTAGGATCTTTACCAATTTTATTTTGCTCAAACCAATCAAGATTCAAAACCTTTACTTTTTTATGGGGTAATAAATTTCGAGCCATCGTTAGGCCATTTTGATAGAAGCCAGCATCAACTGTAATATTCAACTGCTCAATCGAAGATTTAAGAATAGTATTTCTTTGAATTACACTTACAATAGAACCCTGCATAGAGATAGCATTTCCCATAGTACAAGCATCTGCCCAACCCTCAGTCAAAAACACAGATTTATTTATATACAGATTTTCTTCTCCGAAAAGAAGTTCACTCTTCCCTACTCCACATTCTTGTTTGCTAGGATTCTTGTATCTTAAGTAATCATCAATAAAAGTTCTACCCAAAAAATAAGATAAAACACCATCTCTTTTTAATGGCACAATTATTCGACCAAAATAATTCTTTAAAGGATTAGGATCTTCTTCTGAGCAATAACCAACACCTAACCGATCTAATAAATTTAAATCAAATGTTCTTCCTTCAAGATAATTACGAGCCCTAATTGCGAGTGATCCTGAACCACTTAAAATTGGATGATAACCCCTAGGAAGATGAATTTTAGACTTGGATAATCTATTAATCGATGTAGGAAGATTGATGAGTCCAGGCTCCATGGAACCGATGAGTTCTAAACATTCGAAGTAAGTTATTCCGTGATACTGCCTGATAACATCGATCAAAAAAGTATTTATGCAGCCAGTCCAGCACTTTCCAATCAAATAGGTAAAGTTCACCGCGAATTTCTTTTTGCCACAGATAGGACAGTTGCAGGTATACCAACCATTTGTGGATGGTTCAAGAGGACCATGATAGCGATCCATATAGGCGTAAACTTTTTCTCTATCAATCATCTGTCACATTTTTTAGGTATTCCCCAGCATCGACTTCCTGTACAAGCATTCGTTTTTCATCCACTCGAACTATACAGATATTCTTCCCCTTATATCCTGTCCCCTCACGTTGAGCAACCGGGATTATCCTTCGAATACCCCGATCAACCTCTTCCGGAGTCGCACAGATAGCCCAAATGCAGTCCGCGTTCATCGATTTCGCGAAATCTTCAGAAAGGTCACGGATATCAAATGTTTTCTTTCCAATAGCTTGCCTGTTTACCTGGGAAGGTACTATAGCAAAGGTTCCCAGTTCTTTACATAAATTTTTACATTCATCATAAACAAGTTGTATTTTAATCCTCGTATCGCGCTTCTGATCAATGGAATTGTTTGGAATAAATTTATCGATTGTGTCTAGTATAATGATATCCGGCTCCCACATGAACTCTTCTTTTAAATAAGATAACCTGGCCTTTACATCAGCCATGCTTTTGGTATGAGCCGGGTATCCGTCTATAAAAAGATCCCCACCCATATACTTTCCAAATCGATAAAGAGTATCATTTAACTCTTCTTCCATACCAGAATCAAATAACTCATGTAACTCACACTCCATAATAGCCATCTTCGCCCTGTTTCGGATCTGTCTTACACCATTTTCATTATCAGCATAATATACTTTCATACCCCCTCGCGCGTATTCTATGCCGATCCGTAAGATAATACCGGTCTTAAAATGCTTGGGACCCGATAAAAACACGACCAGCTGGGGACTATAAAATCCACCAGCTGCTGTCATATGATTTAGGTCATCAAGAAATGTTGGCTCTCCATATACTCTTTCATCCTTAAATTTTTCCCTGTCTTCCACTAAGAACCCTCCATCAGTATGAGCATCGTATTCCCCACTTTTTACCATTGAAGATAACTTGTTCATTTTAACAAGGACCTGATTAGTACTCAGTTTCCCCGAGGCGAAGTCCATAAAAGTTGAATCGATATTCTTCTGCTGGACCTCAAGAATGATAGTGTCCTGAAGCTTTTGAATATCTGAGGGGGGAAGAGGAATATAAATATCTTCCATCACCTCCCGGAGATCCTTGGCTACATCCGCAGAGAGATCCCGGGTTTGTGTAATCTGTTCTTCAAGAAATTGCTGGGCAGCAACTTTCCCGGGTAGGACTCCGTATAGTTTATGATATTTCTTTAGGGTCTGCAGACACAACTTAAATTCCAGCAGATCAAATATACTATCCTCAATATCATTAATATATGTAATTCCATCCTTAGATTG